TGAGATTATTCAAAATAGAAGAGCTTATCATTATCATTTAAATGAAAACATGTGTAATGCTGTGATTCGCGGTAGGTTAGATTTAAAGCCAGGTGAGGTAGTTGATTTAACAGTATTAGAACCTAATGCTACTTTAGAAGGCGAACAGAATAAAAGATTAAGCGGTTACTATTTAATATATGCAACTTCACATAATATAGACGGTACTAATTTAGAAACAGAATTGGCAATGATTAAATTTGATTGGGAAACAGGCAGATGAACACAGCAGATGGTTCAGGAATAGGACAACCACATTTCTTTATAGGAGTTGTGGAAAATAACGTAGATAAATCTTTTGAAGGAAAGATACAAGTTCGTGCGTTTGGTATTCATGGTACACACTCTGATATTTCTACAAAAGATTTGCCTTGGGCAATTTGTGCTTCAGGTAGTTACGATCCAAACAATCCACCCCCACCTTTAAATGCTTTTGTTTATGGAATGTTCCTCGATGGAAGAATGGCACAGCATCCATTAATACTTGGATTAATCCCAGGTAAATATAACGAAGAGATGGATCCCATAAAAGATGGTTATGGAGTGATAGCAGAAAAGGATGGTGATCTATTAGGTGGTGATTTTGCACCTCGACAATTTAACACAGGTGGCGGTCCTGATAAATTAGCAACAGGTGAAAGATTATTAGAAACTTATTTGTTAGCAATGGCAGCAAATAGAGTACACGATCAAAAGATTGCGAATACAGATGAAACATGGTCAGAGCCATCACCAGCATATGCTGCCAAATATCCATTCAATAAAGTAATTAAAACAGGAAGACATAGTATTGAGATTGATGATTCTCCAGGGGCAGAGAGAATTATGATTCATCACAATAGTGGTTCTTATATTCAAATAGATGCAAAAGGATCTGTTACTGAAAGAGCTGAAGCAGATCGTTATGAAGTTAATATCGGAACGAAACATGAATCGTCAGGTCATAGTGTTGTTACGATTAATGGTAATGCGCATGTTTATGTAAAAGGTGATAAGACCGAAGAAATAGAAGGTGACTATCGAATGCTTGTTCATGGCAATGCCGAGTTTGGTGTTGGTGGACAAATGAATCTAAACGGTGGTGAACAAGTTCAGCTTCGTGGTGGTGATGTTAAGTTAGAAGCCAATGCAGGTATTATGACTGTATTTGGTAAAAAGGAAATACAGTTTGAATCTGTTAATCAATTAAACTTCGTTGCCAAGAATATTAAAAATACTGCCCTTAACACCTACGATGTATTCTCAACCAAGGCTATAAAGTTATCTACTCCTGGAGACATACATTTATTTGGATCAAATATAATCAATACGGCTTCTGGGTTAATCCCACCAACACTGCTTACAGGGACTTCTGTTCCTACACCAGGATGGAGTTTAACAACACCGTTAATGAATATTGCTTCAGTATCAACTTCTCATACAGGAGTGTTTAATACAACTGCTATTAACTCCGGTATTATTACTTCAAGCAGTGTTGTGAATTCACCATCAGTTATCGCAACGACGGTAGCAGCAACATCTGGTGACTTTACTACTTTGGGTGCACCACTTATGACGGCAACAGGTGCTGCATATAACGGAGCTTATCGTCCACCAGTTGTAAGTGTATCAATACCAAGTGTACCTGCATTATTACCTCCTGCACAATCTGCACCAGTAGTTGCACCGTTACCTGGGATTACTTCAGGTTGGGCGTATCCTACAGGTAATAGCCCAGAGTTTCTCGCTAAGGTATTAAATCCTGCATCTGCATTCCTTGCTATTGTTGCCGACTTTGTTCCAATTGATCTTGGAGCATGGGGTATGACATTATCTAAAATGCCTGAACCTCCTGGGAAGTCAACTTCTATTATTCCTAAAGGTTATTTCGCAATGGGTCATGCATCAGGCGTTCTTGCACCACTTGATGATTCTGCAACTAACTCTGATATAGGAGGCGTGTAAAATGGCAGGCGTATGTATAGATCCTAATGATCAAGTTACACTAAATAAGTTATCGTTAAAACCTGTAAACGTTACAGATCTAAAAGGAAGATATACTCTTTCTCAAATTGATGCAGTAACTCAACAAGTTGCGGATAGTATTGCTAATGATGCAGAATTAAACCCATTAACAAAAGCAACAAGTTTATACGGAGATGATTTAGGTTTATCAAATAATTACTTAAATGGATTGCTTCGTCAGAGTATAGGAGATCTTGGTGGTTACCCTGACCTTCAAGGAAGATGGGACCGAGGAAATATTTCTCAACTTGAAACTGCTGACTTTATTCAGAGATATAATTATACTCCTCAAGGTTTAATGAATGAAAATGATTATCAGAGATTGGCAAGGAATTTAGATTCTTATTATAAAAACGATTTCAGTACAAGTTTATTAGGTGGATTCTGCGATAGGTTTGATTCTATCTTTTCTTCTATTGATGCGTTCTTTGATTTAATTGGAGTTGTAGATGGTCTAATTACAGATGCTTTAGCAATTGCTGATAAGATCAGTAGAGGATACGATGGAATTAAAGATCTTACTGTTCAAGAAATCATTGATAAACTAATTAAAGAAATTAAGAAAAAGGTTAAAGCCGTAATTAACCAAGTCTTTGCAGAAGTACAAGATATGGTTGATAATTTCGATCCTGCTGCTATTACAGAAGGCTTTGAAACATTTGTAGATGCTAAAGTTGTAAAAGGTATTATGACAGTACGAGAACAGACCTGTGCGTTCTTTACCGAAGAGAATAAGAAAGGTATTACAGATAAAGTTGGTGGGCTGATTGATTACGCAAAAAGTTTATTCGAGAGTCCTGGTATCGAAGAGATTCAGTTCCTTATTGCTCGTGTTTGTGCACTTGCAGCGAATGTAGAGGCTTTAATAAGGGACATTAATAAACCGTTGAGCGATTATACCAACCGATATACAACCATCGTAAACAGGCTTAAAACGATTTCAAGGATCAACGAATCTTCGGCAATCAAAGCAGGAGCTATACGGTATTCTCCAACAACTAGGAAAGAGGTAATAAATAGATTAGAAGGTAGATGGACTTTGGCTGGTGGAGATGCAATAACTAACACAGGTGAGCCACCAAAAAACATCGCCCCTATTACTGCTGCGGATTATAGAGATCTGCCAAGGTGTGGTAATGTATTCGCAGGCGCAGACTCAGATATAGGTTTGGGTCCAAGTGGAAGTATTAACCACTTTGATGCAAAAGAAGGTGTTGGAATATATGGATATACAAGAGTCGATCTTGATGTTAAAGTATATCTTAAAAGATTAAAGTTATTAACAGGCAGTAAACTTATCATAACAAATGGTTGGGTAAGTAAAGCTTATAACACAGAACAAAAATGGGCAGAAGACAATTCCCATTTAAGTGGAATGGTAGTTGATATTAAAAAGGATATGGCTGACGTTCCAAAGTTTTTAGAAGACGCGTTTACTACAGGATTTAAATACGTTAAAGAATACGATGATTTCATTCATTTAGATTTAAGAGAAATATTATAAATGTCAATAGCAGAGTACTTATCGCCTAAAAAGAAAAAGGTAAATCTTTATACGGACTTCCATAAGGATCTTCGTATTAGTCCTGTGTCAAAAGATATTGCATTACAAAAAGATGAGACAGCAGTTAAAGACGCAATTAAAAATCTTATATTAACCGATCGTGGTGAACGACCAATGCAACCATACTTAGGTGGCAATATTCGTGATATGCTTTTTGAGAATCTAACACCAGGAACGCTCAAACTAATTAAAGACAGAGTAACATCTACAATTACGACTTACGAACCAAGAGCAAGTTTAATTGACGTATTTGTTTCGGGAGATCTCGACGCAGGAATCGTTAATGTTAAAATTACTTTTTATGTTCGTAACGAGCAACAACCAATTTCATTAGATGTTATATTAAAAAGGAATAGATAGAGATGGCAAATCCAAAAACACCAATTACTGAATTAGATTTCGAAAGAATCAAAGATCAGTTTAAGGTATATCTTCAAACGCAAACACAATTCAAGGACTACAACTTTGAAGGTTCTAACCTGTCTGCTTTACTTGATGTACTTGCTTTTAATAGTTACAATAATAACTTCTATACGAACATGGCTCTCAACGAAATGTTTCTTGACTCTGCCGTCCTTAAGAACTCTATCGTTTCTCATGCTAAAGAATTAAACTATATTCCTCGTTCACGTAAATCTTCTAAAGCAATTGTTAATTTAAGAATTGAAGATACAGTCACGCAAGATTCAACAATCTCAATTCCTCAGTACTTTGCTTTATCTGCTAATTATCAAGGTGAATCATATAACTTTGTAACAGAACAATCATATACAGCAAGAAGAACAGCTCCTGGTGTATTTGAAGTACAAGATGTAGAAATGTTTGAAGGAGAAATGTTAACAAGTTTCCAAAGAGAAGGATTTATTGTTGATGCGGATGGTGTACTTAGAGTATACCTTACAAACAATGAAGTAGACACAAATTCAATTGTTGTATTTGTTGATGCAGAAGCAACTGACGATGCAAACGTATTCCAAAGAGCCAATACAATTTATGGTGTTAAACCATTAGATAAAGTATTCTATCTTGAACCTTATCTTGATGAAAAGTATTCTATTTACTTTGGTAAGAATCAATTTGGTTTACAACCTCAAGAGTTTGAAGATGTAAGAGTACGTTATAGAATCTGTTCAGGAGAAGAACCAAATGGAGCAGATACTTTTGGTCAAACATTTATTGGTGAAAACGGAACCGTCTCTGCTACTGTCGTTGCTGCGGCAACAGGTGGACAAGAACGTGAATCAATGGAAAGCATTCGTTACTTTGCTCCTAAG